GAATCGAACCGTCCCAAGACCTCCGCCAATTTCCTTCCGGCCAACTTGACGGATGAGGAATGTAAGACATTCTGGATGGCTCGCACGAATGGAGATACCGAATGGGTAGAGATCGATCTGGAGGCTCCCGCTATGGTATATGCCGTGCAAGTGAATTATCACGATCATCAATCGAATATGTATGGACGTATTCCCGGTTTACGCCACCGTTATGCGGTGGAAGCGCTGAGCATGGTGGAGCTGGGGCGACAAGGTGAAGGAAAGGCGCGGCGCATCGAAATCGGCGTGAGCAGCTGGCTGGCAACGCTGCCGGGTGCGCGCTTTGAAATTGTAGCGGTGCGACCCGGCGAGACCGAAAGCTATCTGCCGGAGTGCGTAACGCTGGAAGGCACCGTGCTGTGCTGGATGCCGACGCGGGACGACACGGCAAAGGACGGCTATGGACGCGGCGAAGTGCGCGCCACGCTGGGCGACAGCTGCTACAAAAGCCCAGTATTCCGCACACGCATCGAAGCTGCGCTGGAGGACACGCCAGCCGTAGCGATGACGCAGGCAGCAGAGACAGAACCTGTAGCAACGAACGTGACCACCGATGAAGAAGCACCCAAGCCTACCGATGAGGACAAGGGGGAAATTTATCACGTCGAGGGGTTGGACGTGGTAAAGCTGGGGCGACAGGGCGAGAACCTGACGCAAGAGGTGCAAATCGACGTAAGCGCGTGGACAGAGGATAACATGGAAGGAGCCATGTTCCTGATTGCGGCGGTGCGCCCCGGCGAAACCGAAAGCTATCTGCCGGAGATCACCCAGAGCGGAAACACCCTGACATGGAAGCCCACGGCGGCGGACACCGCCAAAGGCGGATACGGCAGGGCGGAGGTACAAGCCGTCAAGGGCGCGCTGATTCGCAAAAGCCCGGTATTCCGCACACGCATCGAGGCCGCCATTGAAAGCAGCGGCAGCACGCCCACGGATCCGCCTGCATGGGTGCAGCAGATTCTGGGCAGCGTCAGCGCGGCGCAGGAGGCCGCCGCAAACGCCCAGCAAGCCGCGCAGGAGGCTGCCGCAAGCGTGAGCGGGCTGCGTGGGTGGAGCCTGACGGAAGAAACGGACGGCACCGTGACCATCGACCATGCGGCAGCGCAAAGCACCGCAGAAACGACCGACTAAGGAGGGACAAGCATGGGCTTGAACATTGCAAGCAATGAGAACGCAGAACGGCAGGCGCAGGCGCTGGAGCTGATTGCAAAGCACCTGATGCAGACGGGCAGCGTGGTGGCGTGGCCAGACGTGCAGGAGATCATCCGGCACGGCATGGGCAGCAGCAGCTTCCCGGTGGGCAGCCAGCTGGCGGTAAGTTACGGAGAAAAAACGATGCTGCTGGACGTGCTGGGGCATGACATCGACCTTGATCCGCACGGGAGATTCCAGCACTCCACGACCTTCGCGCTGCACACGCTGCTGGACGCCAG